CGTTTATAGTTAAACGATACATTTCGTAATAAAAAGACTTGGCCGATGTCTTTAGCCCCCCCGACCGCACAAGGCGAAGCAGTCCTTTATCAGCCGCCCTTATGCAGACCTTATTCATCCGTCCGCCCAGCTCGGCACAAAATGCCGGGAAGCGGTTGCGGTTGTAACGCGGCGATAGGTATTCTAAAAATTCGTCGGTTAGTTGGATGTCGTTATTCATGATGTCTCCGTAATTGTTTTGATTATTTCTGTTATTAATTCCTCAGCTTGAGCAATCCGGCTTTCAGCCTTTTCGACCCATTCCGAATCCGGCACGACCCGAACCGTTACGGCATTACGTCCTTCGACAAAGTGCGGATGGTACGCCATCAGGTCGCACCATTTCCGGCCGGTCAGCATTAATTGGAATTGCACTTGGTCATTATACTGGTCGGCCAATGTGTACTTGTCGATTAAATAATCCAAAAATACGTATTCCGAATGAGGGCATTTAATCTCAACAATACCGTCATCACCTATTAATCCGTCCGGTGTGCAAGACAGCCATTCGCCTTCCGTTACCACCTCCTGCGATGAATGAACGTCGCTAAACGTCAACTGTTCGTATAGCGCAATTGCATCCGCTTCATTCTCATTTCCCCATTCCGTAGCTGAATTGCCTTTAAATTCAGCGTTAAGAATAGTGTCGGGATGAACTATACCGGAACGTTCCAGTGCCAATTTCTTGCAATGCGTAACGCCACCGGCCAGCAGTTTATCACCCTTGCCCGTAAGCAAAGGTGACACTGTTGATGCCGTAATGTGTCCGATTCGATGTTGTGCCATTATAACCACCCCTTTCCGTTTACTTTGGTTAGCTTCCAAACATCATTATCTACTTCGACCAGGTCGCAGTCAAAATAAACGCTTTCGCCTTTAGGATAACTAACATTAAAGTTTTTGAATATTTCCTTAATTAGCGAACTGCCATATATGTAATAGCAATTAGGGTTTCCTTTAGCGCCTCCATCCCTAATTTCAAACTTTGTCCCAATGCTTTTGTTCGTAACAAATACACCTTCATTGCCTACTCCAAAGCAAAGATATACGGACGGATTGCCCATTTTTTTATAACCACTTTGCGTTATAGTTATCGAGTAGTTTGGTGTTTTCGACTTAAGATTAATACGCAATCTCATGTCAGCTGTTAAGGGTTTTTTGCCTCTCGTGTTATCAAAATTCCATTTCATTTGTCTATCTCCGTGTTTGTTGTTTCCGTTATTTGCTTCCACACCGCATCCGATACGGTGTATTTTTGCTCCACCTTATCGCGCGTGTAACCGTCCTGGGTAACCGCTTTAACCACGGCCTCCCACGCCTTATGCGATGGAGTCAGTTCTGGTTTGCGTATGATTGGAGCAGTCTGCTTAACGCGAACCGCTTCGACCGTATCGCCAAAAGCGCTCACCTCCGTAACGTACAGTTCAATTTTAGTCCCTTTCCAGTCCTCGATGTAACCGGAACCAGCCACCTTTTCGATGGCCTTTGAATTTGTTACGTTGCATATAAGAGGCTTAACAGCTTCTTTAAAATGCACAACTAAGCAGTCCTCACTACCCCGTTGCGATTTTACTTCCTCTTGTGCAGCCGATTTAATCGTTACGACTTTACGCTCTCCCGGCTGAAACGCATACGCTCCAATGTAATCCGGGTTGTGAAAATTACGCCAATGGTTTTTCATGGTTGTATCTCCGTTTTATATGCCTTTGCAAATATTTGAATGTTGTTTAACTTTTTTTATCGCTTGCTCAACTGTTAGGGGTAAAAAGCTTCTAATATCAAAATCACCCGCTGCAAGCCAAAAATTACCGTGTATGTCTCGGAAACCCGTTTCAATCTTTTTGGCTATAAATGAAAATCCAGTTCTACGTTCAAGCACTGTAAAAACTCCAACGCGATCTATATGACAAACAAAGTTTGATGTTGCTGTTATGTCTATTTCCTTAAAATCATCAGCGTATAACAAGCTTTTCAAGTCAGACGCTGTTTCTGTTTTAGTCATGGTTGTATCTCCGAATTAAATTAGATTTAGGTTAATAAAATACCGCAGGTCGTTCTGCGCCTCTACTTCTCGGCACACGCAGAAATACCATAGTTTATAGCATCTTTTTGTGTATTCTGTTTCGGGGCGCAAACTCAAACCGTATCGAATCGACGCTTGAGTCTTAACTATTGCCCAAAATTGAATCCGGTCCATGTGCTTACTTACGGCCTTGCTTTTTTCTACGTAGTTCATATTACCACCCCAATACGATTACGCAAACGACAGCTACTGCCGCCAATGCCATTAATGTTATAAGTGCGCCTTCAATCATAGCGCGTTTGATTATCTTTTCTAAATCCATCCTGATAAGCTCCGTTCGTGCTTAATTACCTGTTCACTTAGTATGCGTTGCTCCACTTCCGACTGGATTACCGCGTCCGCTTCCTGCTCGATTATTTGCAGGACTTCGGGCGCTTCGTCATCCAGCCCCGATTCGTTCAGCCAAAACCCGATGCCCTTGAGTATCATTTTTGCGTCTACTTGCTTAACTGTCGATGCGTGCCATACCCCGATGTCGTCGTCCGGCATCGTGTGGAAGTACAGTTCGAGTTGCTTAATTACCTGTTGCCTCATCGCGCTACCCCCTGCCAATCTAATACGGCATCGGCAATAATTCGCGAAGTCTTAGGTCCGCACCCCTGCAAACCGACAAACGACCCGTATCGGTTGTAATATTCCACGACCGCCTCGGCTGTCCCGAATCCGTTTCGGAGAAGGACGTTTAAGGCCGCGTTGTTTATGTTTAGTTGTGTAAGTGGTGTGTGTGTCATAATGTATCTCCGTGTAATTGATTATCTTTAAGTGTCTGCAACCAATATACACCGACCAACCAAACGATAAAAGCAACTTTACAACAATTTACATTTAATCATGCGTAACCTATTAACCACATTCGCATCGGGCTTTTTAGCTGGCGTAGTAATTACATTCGCGCTAACCCGTCCCGATACCCCCGAACCGCCACCATCAGGCGAAGTAACGCAAGCTCAATTCGACCAATTTTTTAAGAGCAGATCGCATCAATTCCCGGTCGTCTCGCACCGCTTTCATACGTTCGAGACAGTCCGAACCGATACGGTAACAATTCGCGTACCAGCCGAACAGCCCGATCGGTTCCGGGTAATGTTTCCCGATGGCATAACCGTATCGCGCGATGAGGTAACGGCTCGATTCTGGAATCCTTTTAAACAACGCTGGGAAGGTGAAGTTTTTTCCGTTCCGCCTCCGTCCCGATGGCATCTTACATGGGACGCCCGATTGTATCGCATGGCACCAACTGCATACGGCGCGGACTTGTCGCTGTATGCCGGCCGTTATCCATTTAGCCTGTTCGTATCGGCTGGGTATAATACGATATGGGAAGGGTATGGAATGGCCGGTCTGCGTTTCAGATTTTAAGCATAAAAAAAGGCGCTACCGGTCACGATAGCGCCTTACCTAAAACATAACTTTCAACTAATGCTATAATATAGCAAACCCGAACCAATAAAAAAAGCGCGCAACCGGTCAAAGTCACGCGCTATTCATAGGAGATACCTTGAGGTATGGGTTAAAAAAAGAAGTCAAGCAGTTTCGATGTAGCCACACCGCCCGTTACGGATATACCCGTAGCAATGCCGTACACCTTGTGCTTAAATTTCGTGTAGTCGTCCTTTAAATCCTGCTTGTCCTGCTCCAGTTCGGTTATCCTTCGTTGTAACTCTTCCTGCTTCCGCACTAATCCTACCATGCCGATGGTATCGTCGCCCACTATTGCCTTCTTGATGTCTCTCATGTCCTGCAGCAGGTCAGTCAGCATCTGCTCCATTCTGTCAATTCTTCTATTTTGGTTGGGATGGTCGCTCATTAGTATGATGCACGAAGGCTCGATTTGTTACAGTTTTTGTTCGAGTTTTTTCGCCGGGAATCGGTCGCGTATTGTAACGTCAAAGCTCGATCCGGTCGTTACGGTCTGTTGGATGGTATCGAACAGTTTTAGCATGGTTTGGCGCGATGCGATAACATCGTACTGTCCGTCGCCGTTAATATCTAAGAAGTCCGAGCCGACCAATATGCAACCGAGCGTGTCCGTTTTTGAGAAGTTACCTAAGTGGATAAGTATTTCGCTTCTATTAGGCACGCCCTGAATCCATATACATTCACCGAAACGCGGCGAATGGTGCAGGATAGCTTGATAGCGACCGTCAGGAATCCGGCTTATTCGGCGCTGATTGTTGCGCCACGGCAGTTCTAAGGTCTTGCAGTCAAACACTAAGCGCTCGCCTTCGTAAACTCTTAGAAACCCTTCGGTTTGGTAGTCGTTCTGATCGATTCGGTCTATTACAATTCGTGTAATCATGAGCTTAACAGTAACATTCCTATTGCTGAATTAAGGTGCCATATCGAATGCAGGATGTTGTTTCTCCTGTACGGTCTGCGGTACGCATCGGTGCGAAAGTACACGGCTGTTATAAGTACAAGCGCACCTACGACTGCGAACAGCCAATTTGTGAGTGCTACGCTAACGATAGCAACCAATGCCACCGCTCCGACAAGGTACTTTCTTGCGTAATAGCCCAAACCTAAATCAATAAACAGTACCAGCATCAATGCCACTATCGCCTCCCGTTGCGCCCCTGCGTAAAAAGCAATAGCGGTAAAGGTAAGGTATATCATAGCCACATCAATCCGTTGCCATGTGTACCCTACCGAATCGAACCATTTTACCCAGCTGTACCCCTTCTTGAACCGTAGCTTGTACTCATACCAATGAAACATAGCACTTGCTCCAGCCAATGCCGTGAATGCGAATTGCATCGGCACGGGTAGGGGTAAGAGCCATGCGAATAGATAGGCGGCATTGCTCCATATGGGTGCGGAGTTCAACATTACTCCGTTTCATCGCTTTCAGGCTCTACGCCCAGTTCTTTGAGGCGGGCAAGGTATTCCGTTTCGTTGTCGAAATACTCCTTTTCCGGCTGGCCTATGTCCATGGCTTTACCTTTTTCAGCAAACCCATGATGAATGATGCCTGCATTGTTATGCCCAATGAAATACGTGTCTTTTGTCTGTTTCATAAATCGTTACGTTGAATGTGATTAGCAATTTGTTTGTACGGTGTCTCCCGTAATTGTCCAGCCCAGACCGTCTGGTACGGTGTCCGTTGCGAAGTCCCGAGCGTCTCCTGCATCCGTGAAATTCGCTCCACCCGAACGTGCGGTTGCGAAGGTCATGCCGTCTTGCTCTGTTGCGTCCACGTTGAGTGGTGCATTAGGTGAACGGTCGAATGCGTCATTCCACCACTGTACAAGTGTATCCGTGTAATTTTCGCATGACATGCCGGAGTCGCGGAACATATCACTCATAGTCGTAACATTACTCACATCCCAACCGCCTATATCTTGGTTGAAAGCAGTTGCGTCTCGGAACATATTATCCATCCTCGTAACGCCAGACACATCCCAACCGCCTATATCTTGGTTAAAGGAGGATGCGCCAAAGAACATTCGCCTCATATTCGTAACATTACTCACATTCCAGCTTCCAATATCTTGGTTGAATGATGATGCGCCGCGGAACATAGAATCCATATTCGCAACCCCCGACAAGTCCGGTATATCCGTAGCTTTCCCAACCATATTCGAGCATCCGAAAAAAGCATTTTCCATCGACGACCACTCAATATTACCCCACTGCCAATGCTCCGTAACTTTCAGCCTGTCCCCGCCGTTGGCAAACGCAATTCGATTAAACGGCTTACCGACAAAAACGTAATACTCGCCTTCCGATGGAAAAGTAATCGTCGGGTCTGACACATCGAGCATAATTTCCTGTGAGTACGAAAATGGCGAACTTTTAGGCGAAAATCGAACTGGAAACGTCGTGCCTGTACTCACTTCCGCACCCGTCAATGTGAATTGATTATCGTCGCTTGTTCCTGCATTGTCGCTTTTTACGAGCAGTGCGAATGTGTCGGGTAGCAAGTGCAAGCCTAATCGTTCAGCAAGGTCAGCTACCAAATTATCGTATTGAACCCTGCGTAAATCGTCGTTTGCTTTCTGAAAACCGAAATTATCCGCATCAACAGGAACCTCTTCATCCCGCTGGTTTACGTCCGCAGCTACTGCGGCATCACTCGCCCAACCTTTAGCACCCTTATCGAAGGTATTGCCTTCTGAATCGGTAAAGCTCGTTTCTGATTGCGCTTGTAATCCTGCATCACTCGCAGAATCACCTGCTTCATCACGAAAGCCCTCGGCAAGCGCAAGTGCCGCGTTAAATGCGTTACGTATCGCATCAAGTGCTGTTTCTGAAATTGCTCGAAATGTTGACATTTTTTTTAATTATGTGGTAGTTGCGTTTTCAAATAAAAGATAATCGACCGTGATATCATCCCCCCACGGGATTGTGTATGCTTCGGTCTCGATAGTAACCGTTGCTGGTGCTACCGGGAAAAATTCGATGTAATCGTCTTCTACGTCCAAAACATTCATAAGGCCGAGCTGTGCCGCTTCGAGCCTTTCATTAACGTTGTTGATCGAATCTATATCCTCCGAAACAGTATTAACCGAAGCAATATCCTGCGCCACGGTGTTTACCGAAGCAATATCATTTGCTACGGTATTTATGTCGCTTATATTGTTATCGACGTCTAATATCGCCTGTAAGTTCGTAACCCCTGCCGATATTATAGCAGCGATGTTATCCGCTGTTGTGTTAACGCTTGCTATATTATCCGCAACCGTTACAATGTCGGCAATGTCACCTGCTACGGTGTTTACCGCTCCGATTGCACCTGCTACGGTGTTCACGTTAGCCAAATCGTTAAATACGCCTTGTATCTGCGTCAAAGCACCTTCAACCGCCTGAATCTCGGTCAGATTCGATTCAACTGCCAGCAACTCGGTCAGGTTCGCTTCGATAGTCAGTAGCTCATTCAGCGATGCGAACAGCGTTAGTAGTTCGGTTAGGCTCGCAAAGATGGCATCCAGTTCGGTTAGCTTCGCAGCGACTGCATCGATTTCGGTTAGCTTACCTTCAACGGCTTCGATTTCGGTTAGCTTGTTGAATACCCCTTCGATTTCGGTTAGCTTACCTTCGACCGCGTTAATCTCGGTTAAATCCGCTTCGACATTAAGCAAAGCGGTAAGGTTGGATTCGATAGCTAACAGTTCGGTCAGACTATTGGCTATATCGACCAGCGCCGTAACATTCGCTTCGACCGTTAAGAGTTCGCTTAGGTTGTCTAAAATCGGCTGCAGGTTAATCTCGATCTGCTGTATAGCATCCAATGCCGTTTCTGCATCGTCCGCAGCTTCTACCGCCCGAACCGCAGCGGATAGTGCCAAACCAATTCCTTCAAGCGGACCAACGCCGACCAGCTTAAACAGCCCGCTTTCCTCGAAATATTCCAAATCGAACGTTTGCGTGTCCTGCCCTAAAAAGTCCGATGCTCTTTGGATTACAACGTTTCCCTTCGCTACGGCAAATTGCACCGGCGCGCCCGCTGCGGTTCGGACTTCGTGGAAATAGGTCTTGTTGAGTAACTGAATGGTCTCGGTCGCGGTCAATTCGACCTGCATCTGTCCGATTTCAGGAAATTGTACCAGCTTCTCAATAACCGGGTTCTGCTCGTTATTCAGTTCAAAGACGCGAAATATACCGGACGGTATAATCTCGGTCATATCGACCGGATTACCCACATCGTCTTTTACCGTGAAGAACAGGGTAAAGTCGTTTTCGCGGTAGATTCTAAGATTAANTTTTACAGGTGTCATAGCACTAATTTTGTTTGGATTAAATATACGAAATTATTCAGAACAGAATGATATGAGCTTCCAACCACCTTCACCCCCGTTACCCGGAATCGAATCCATGTACACGAATGTGGCGACCTGCCCTTGATTGAGCCTAAGATTATTTTTGCAATAATAAAACTTTTCGCCCGTGTTCGCATTTGGATCGTCTTTTTCCAAATCAGCTCTTAAGCTACCTCTGTTAATTAGCGTAACCTTGCGCCCATTTATACCGCCCGACATACCGCGAATAACACCTGATTGCCCCACGGCGGTTAGCTCAATCGTGTAATTCGTCCCAGCGCCGATTGTAAGGCTTGTTACTGGCGCGACTACGGAAGGCAGGTCGATGAACGGCTGGATTGTAGAGCCTTCGACGGTTAGGTCTAATCCAACAAAGGCATTGTCTTGAACAGTTAGGTCGTCTTGTACGGTGACATTTTCTGTAAATATTGTGTTTTTTAGAAACGATATATCTAAATTTCTAAAAATGGCTACAAAATCTCCTGATATGGTGCGAATCCAAAGGTTGTTTATAAACTCAAGAACACCGCCCCGAACAGGGTCGAGTCTATAACCCCATATTCTAAAATCTGTATCCCCTCCTAATTGTTCGCTCCAGCTTACTGTTCTTGGTGACTCAGCACCTATCGCAGAGCCCAACTCTAACCCATTTTCATCAAGCCTGTAATCCTCATTCGCATTAGTCAGCTTCCCACCGGATTTAATCTGAATCGTTTCATCCAAATTGCCTTCATCGTCAAGCGCCCTAATCCGCTTGCTCAACGTCCCGTCAACTCCATTCGCCTCAACCTGAACCGTTTTGCGTATCATGCCGTCTGCTCGAATTGCCGCTAATGCTCTCGCTGCTCCTGCGGTGATGTTCGGAGACGTACGAACAGGTACAGGTCCGGGTATTGGGTCAAGTACAGGTTCCGGCGTTAAGTTAATCACATCGAACACATCGAGCGTGACGCGCTGCCAATATCCTTCAACTTGATTCGTAAGCATGTTGACTTTTAAGAAATTCGGATACAATCGAATACCTGGACCCGTACCGCTTAAAAGCGTATTGATAATATTGAACCGACCTAACAGGGTTCCGCGCAATATGTCTCGTGGCTGTCCGTATCGGCGTATAATGCTGTCGACTAATCGTTGATATAACGGCGCTTCTGCTGGCGTTAATTCGTCTGTAAACGCCCATAACCTCGTATATACGTCATCATCGGTACGAATCGAACCTTTATAACCGCCAATCGGTCCGTCACCATGCAGGAACGGACCTATTTCGACCGGATTAAAGTTTACGACATTGTTAAGCCTCGCGACGTATCGTAACGCTTCAAAAGGTATTTCCTGCCCGTCCTCATCGACAAACACGACTTGGATGCGGTCGAATAGTACGGCGTTAACGGCCCGCTCCGTGTCGTCGCCGGCCGTGTCTAATCCGGTCGTTATCCTAAATTCTAAAGTGCCGTTGTTGTCGAGTTGGTCGGTCGTAAACTCTAAGTCTTGAAAGTTCTCATCCGCATCAATTACAAGCTGTATAAATTCAGGCGTTGTGTCCCATGAACCGTCTGATTGTAGCCATAAGTCGCCCTGCTTTACGCGGATAAAGAACGGAACGGGTTTAGGCTGAACACCCGAACCTGTACCGCCTCCAGCTTGTTCAGGGTCTGCTATTGGCGGGTCGGTAAATTCGGGACGTGCGCGAATTTTAAAACGTAATGCAATATTATCGTCAATAGCTAAATCCGGATAGGCCGTTTTTTCGATAAACGATAATGTATCAGGGTTTACGATTGGGAACGCTTGGTCGTAATATGGAACAGTAATACGTGTCGCCCCATTATTAGACCTCACTTGCATAGTAAGCGAATCAGGGTCTTGCAATATCGTTCCGTCGTTGTAACCCTGCGACGTAAAATTAAACCCGCTCAAGCTAATATCAGGCGACGATGCCGGAGACAACCAATCTATACCCTGAATCCAATTGATGTTATCCAAAAACTCAATTTCGGGGAAGTCATACCGCGCCCGAGCTTCTGTTATTGGATTCGATGCTAATCGTTGCGGTGTGTTCAGGAACTTGACCTGCTTCGTCGCATCCTGCCGTTCGTCGCGGTCGATAAAGCCCGTAAACGATGTTATAAAATTTCCATCTGCATCAAACAGTCGCCGCCTAAAATTGGTCCCTAAATTCGTATTGCCAACGTTCCATATAACCCATTGGTTCGGACCGCGTCGGATGCTTAAAAGTTTCGACTGTAATATAGATCGTAACACATCGCCCACGGTTCGGTTGTCCGCTTCGTAAACGTCAAAGTCTATTAATGCCTGATTTAACGGGTCGTCATCGGCCGTGCCTGTATCGAACACCGTGCTGAACAGGTCGTCCGATATGCTTAAATCGCTTCCGGTTGTAATCGGGTCGATGGCATTACGAATAAAATCAAGCTGGCTAACTACGCCCGGGCTGTTGAACCGTATTTGATCGAGACGGTTCAATCCGCAGGTTGCCAATATCGATGTTTGATATGGGAACGGTTGAAATTGCTCCTCGAAAAAGTCAGTCCGAACAAAACCGCCCCAGTATTCTGTAAGCGCACCGCCTGCGCCCGTGTTAAACAGAATGCGCATATAAAACTCTTCGGGACTGGCAGCGAATAAACTTTCGACGCGAATTGCAACGGTGCTGTCCTCAACAAACAAATTCAATCGAGCATTAGACGATTGTATCGGCTCAAAATTAAACTCCTGACGACGGCCATATTCTAGATATACTCCATTTTCAACTATTTTAACATCGACTTCCGAACCGCTAAACCCTTTTCGCAGTATGTCAACCCGAACCGCGTTAAACTCGTCGGGCAGGTCGGGATGCTGTAATGCAATACCTTCTGCCCTAATAAAAACGCCGTAATTGCCTAAGTCTATCATTTAGCTCAATACCTTCCGATTGTATTCATCAATGACGTAAACCAATTCGCCGCCTTCAGCTACAAATTTACCCGTTAAGTGTATGTTCATTGCGCCCGATGCAGGTCGTCCCATACTACCGCTCGCCATGCTCTCGTTAGACGTGATATAACCGCTCGCAGACGGCGTAAACAGTTCCGGTCCGCGCTCACCTACCACATAGGAACGTCCCGCGCTAACTGGTCCACCATCGGCTCGGAATCCACCGAACAGCGCAGCCAAACCAAAACCTGCCCCGCCGGTGCTAATGCCAAGTAATGCCTGAAAGCCTCGCATTAAGGCCATACGCGCTAAGTCGTTTATAAGCTGACGCATTACGCGCTGAACGGTAGCGCCCACGTCGTCCCAGCCCTTGTTGAATAAATCGACTTGATTTATGGCGTTAAACATAGCACGGTCAAACGCTGTGCCAATGGCGTATCCCAAACTATCAAAATGTTCATTCGTGTCGCCCAGTTCATTATTAACCCCGTGCAGTTCGTCGCGCATCAGTTCAAACATCTCGATTTGCTGCTCTAATTCCGCGCGTCGCTCCGGACTACTTGTATCGGCAAATTGCTGATTTAATTCGGCTAAAATGTCGTTTACTTCGCTAATCGAAACGCCCAGCCCCATGCCGATGCGCTCTTGTAAATCGGTAATGGCTTCCTCAAGCGTTTGGGCTCCGAATACCATGTCCTCAAAAACGTCATCCAGCACAATGTCGTCGCCCGTAAACTTCATTCGCTCTATTTCGTCGAGCAGTAACTGCCGCAGTTCTTTTTGCGCTTCGATATTGCCTAATATAGATTGTGTTTGTCCGTCGATGGCATCCGCTTCGTTTTCGGCTGCTCGCTGACTTGCTATGCGTTGCCCTTCCATCTGTGCAGATTGGCGGTATAAATCTTCAAGCGCTGATTTTTCTTCTTTAGCTGCAACAATAGTCGGGTGCTGTGATTCCTGCGCTCTACGACCTTGCAAAAGCCTGTTTAATTCAAGTATTCGCTCCATTATACGCTCACGCTCTTCGGATGTGCCGACAATCTCTTGTTCTCCTGTTTGGAGTGCTTCCATTTCACGCCTTAACTGTTGGCTGGCTCGGTGCGCTCTGTATAAATGAGCGCTTAACGCTAATACAGCCGCACCAACGGCCAAGTATGGGTTCGCCAACATGACGGCCGTAAGCCTTCGGAACGCGCCAATAAGCGGTGTTACGTTAGTTAATAATCGACCGGTTAGACTTAGTAACGGACCGCCTGCTGCGACAAAGGCACCAACGGCCAAAACCGTGCGCTTCGTGCTGTCATCCATGTCGTTGAATCGGTCGGCTATATCGCGAATGGCCGGAATTGCTCTGTCCTGCAAGAACGGTATCAGTTCGTCGCGGATTAATGGCATAAGCACCATTCCAAATTCACGGCTGACCGCGCCTAACTCCTGCGTTATCTCCGCCCACATATCTTTAAATTCGACCAATTCGGAAATGGTTTCGTCGCCCATCACTAAGCCAAGCTCATGAGCTCGGTCGGTTAGCTGTGCAATGCCATCCTCACCCTGCGCCAATAGCGGTGCAAGTTGAGACGCTGAACGCCCAAATAAGTCAACAGCCAATGCGCTGCGCTCCGTCTCGTTTTCGATTGCGGCAAGTTCACGCAGTACGTCGTTGAACAATTCCTCCATGTTTCGCATCTCGCCCGATGCGTCCCGGGTCGATATGCCCAGCTTCTCCATGTTCGCGCTGGCTCGCCCCGTACCTTGTTCAATCTGTGGTAACCTACGACGAAAGCTGTCGATAGTGCGCTCAACGGATCCGAATGAAACACCCACTTGGTCGGTAACGAACCGAAGCTCTTGTAGTCGTTCACGGCTAACCCCTGTCCGTATCGATGTCTTATCGATTTCATCAGCATAATTAGCGGCTTGTCGTGTGGCGTTGACAAACCCTGCGGCAAGTGCTACAAGCGGACCGGTTACCAACTTGCTCATCGAATCGCCTAAACGCTTCATCGATTTGCCCATTTGGTCGGCTCGCTGTTCGACCTGACGCATACCGCGCTCAAATTGGCTTAACTCTGCTCCAACTACTGCTTTTAAGTCTGCCATTATTTGATGCGCCCTTTGCGTTTAAGTTTTGCTAATCGTTTCTTTCCCCGCTCGATTATATCACGTTTAATCAGTTCTGGTGTGTCATCGCGCGTTGTGCCTTTAATATCGACAAATCCCAAGTCTTTTAATTCAGGCTTTTTGCCACGAAACTTTAGACTTGATGCCGTGAAGTTTGCTATTAGGGCTAATTGATTACCCCTGTTTATTTCGCGCATAGTTTTGAGATACGTTCGCTCTTCTAAAAGAAAAAACTCGTACCACGTTATGCGCTCAAATTCATGCAGACTTAATCCGTGTCTGACAACTCCTGCGTACTCTGCCCGCTCGAAATCGTCTCTAAGGTCTTTTTTTTTGCTTCGTCCTTCTCTTCTAATACCTTAACAGCCTGCTCATACACCTCAAGCTGTTTCGGTGTCATCAGTGACTTGTGAATAGACGAAACGACATCGGCGACATCAGTATCACGAGCGCGTTCAATCCAGTCAGCTACATCCTCGCGACTAAACCCGGGACGGTTAATGTTTGTCCCGTTTTTAAGTCGTGAACCTGCAGCCAAACCGCAGTAAATCAAATCGGATAAATGGCCGTCGTCCAACGCACTTTCGCCTTCTGCGTTTGGTGTAAACAGCTGAATCAACTCGTTACGCGTTAGGCCAGTTAGTTCGCACCATAAGCGCGTGGCGTTTATGCCGAAGCTGTAATATAACTTCTGACCGCCTAACTCAACGTAGCCTTCGCCTCTGTACGGATTAAGACTCATCTTCTACTTCGATTTTATCGTCAATTTGTAGCGTAATGTTACCTGCTGCGATTTCGTTACGGTTGAATGTGTACGTCGCATCTGCTATGTAGGCATCGAAAACGTAATACTTTGCAATAGCATTATTAGCCGGGTCGCTGCGTCTGAATGTGCAGGTTACTTTCGTTTTTGCAATCTGTGCGTTCAGAATCGACTTGGCACCGTCCTCGCCGGACTGATTGTCCTCGGTAAATAAAAAGTTAATCGTTGCTGTACCGCCGTAGTCGCCCGATATCGCATCCTCAAAGTTGCCACTTGTTCGGCTCGTACCGTCCAAGCGCGTTGCATCGATGTCAACGCTTATATCGGTGCTACCAAATACTGCGTCGCCGTCTATAAATAGGTTAAAGTCTTTTCCATCAAATTTCATGATACAGTCAGCGCTCCCGTGCCGTTTAGTGTTATGGAACCCGTTGCAGTTGCGTTGTCGTTAGCAACTAAGCCTTGCGATTCGATTAAGCCTGCACCGGTTAAAAGTGTTCCGCTACCGTTGGCAAATTCAAACTCCTGTTTTGCCCCGCTTTTAAGCAGTTCAGTAACGTCGAAAATGGTCAGACCGCCTTCGCCCAGCTTAACATTAATTTCGGTTGATAGGTTAAAATTAATCTTACCCGGCTTAAACGTGCGAACGTTTCGACCGTCCTCATCCACATCGCCTTTACATGATGTTTCGAGCATATTAACCGATACGTTAACCGTCGTTCCCGTTTCGCATGCAAGCGTTACAAACGCTCCGCTTTCGCCTAATGGTCTAAGCGATAGCCTGTAATCACTACCGTTTTTTAATGGTTCAGCCATAATCTGCCCTAATTAGTTTGGTTTTTGTCGCTAACTTCATGAAAGATACGCAAATTAATAACAAATTGCGTTCCGTCCTTAGCAGCGATAGTTTGTTTATTCGTTCCGTCTAATGTCGCTGTGATAATCTGCCAATCGTTGCTCGGTTGCGGATACGGCTTTTGACACATTATTTCGGTTATTTCGGATGCTATCTGCATGGCTTGAGCGAATCCGCCCGCATTGCCTAAAAACCTCGTTACGATGTTAAGCGATACGGAAACATCGAATCCGCGTCTAAATTTCGTTTCGGCCGCCCCTGTTTGGCTTATAACGTCCTGAATCCAAACGTATGGCCCCGTTTCGTTTACATCCACTTGGTCGTAAACGGGAACGCTAATGCCCGATAGCGCCGCGAAATAATGCTTTTGTATGTCTAAGTCAGGCAGTCTCACTTATAATCTTTTGAAGGTCGTTAAGATATTGTTTGCGCTCAGAAAAAAATGCAGGATACAGAAACGGACGCGCTGGTAGGTTAACCTGCTTTATTCCTTTGCCTTTAAACTGCCATGCGAAGTCTCGTAATTCGCGCGGAACCCGAACAAGCGTTCCTGTACCAAATTCCACATACGGCGCGTAATGCTGTTCAACATTCGTTTCTGAACTTAACCGATCTGGAGCGTTGTAATTGCGTATCGAGTTTTTTAGAAACCCAAACTCGACCGGAGTGTTTAGCCTCGCTTCGCGCTGAATATTATATCCTGCCTGAACGGTGCGCTTTTTAATCTCCTCGCGAACGGTAAATTTGTATTTTTGGACCTTTTTCTTAAAGTCCTCAATGCCCTCAAAACTAAATCGAAATTCTGCCTTTCTCATGACCGCGCCACTTTGATTAACAGTTTTTCGTTAAATTCGTTTTTGTTATCAACGCTGTGAATAACGTACCGCGTACCGCCGCGTTTGAAGTAGTCCCCAACCTGCGGATAGGGTTTGAAGTAGTCCGTTTCCACAATATGCGTAACGTCCTGCACCATCTGCCCTTCTTCGTCCGTCCTGCGGTTCGTGGCGTTGCGTACCTTGCCGTATATCAGTTTAATAAACTCTTCCTGCTCGGTTGCACCGCCTGAATCGTTCGGGACGCGCACGGAGCGGAACAGTTCAAACGCTTTTTTAGTTGCTATTTTGTCGCGCGTAAACATTACAGGCTGACCGGACTAATCATTTGCTTTATTTCGGCCGTGACCGTGTGCATACCGCTCTGTTGCTTGCCCATTCGTTGCATATACAGGTCGGCCGCCAATTTCGCTACGGCTGGTCGTATATACTGTTGCTCTTGCCCGACCGGGTCGTATCCGGCTGTGTACTCGACAATTAAGCCAAAGTCGGTATTAAACCCAAACGATACACTAAACTGCCGATTTACTATTTCGATGCGCTTTAGACCGTTCTGATTCGTTACGATATACTCGTTGCCTTCCGTTAACTCTTCGGTTTCGCCGTTTGCATCTTGGCGCTTAACGCTGTGAATTCCTGTAACTGGACCGAATGGAATGGGCGCGAAGCGGTCGATATGTTCGTAGGTCGTACGAAGTCGCTCCGGTGAACAGCAGAAGTTACCCCATGTTTTGATTCGTTGTTGTGCGGACTGAATTATATCGGTCATCACGTCTGAATCCAGTTCAAATTCGGACTCTTCGCGAATATACCGCTGGAAGTACGTTCGATCTACAACAGGAACGCCCGATTCGATTACAACGGTGCGTTGCCCGAGCGGTCTTTTGTAGCTGTGGCGGTATGTGCGGTTTAGGCTTTTACGCATTAAACAATTCCGCTTTGCGTTCGTCCGCTTCTTTCTTGCCTTTTACTCGCTCCACTTCCTGTCCGTTTCGCATTATTGCAAACATCGGACCGCCTACGTGCTGAACACTTAGGTCTGACTGTGCAGGAACTACATTTTTGGTTTGATAACGCTGTTGTGATTTAATCAATGGTTTCCTCCGTCGTATCATGTGTTCTGCATCGCGTCGTGGCAATGCAATGCTATCTCCGGGCGCGTAACTTTTACCGCCATAGCTGAAATGATTGATTACTATGTAATATTTGTCGCTCATGGCTGAATTTTAAGTAAAAGGGACGGACCGTTAAGCCCGCCCCTTTTTGATTAGTCTACGATTCTTCAGGGAAGTCGCCGCTTACATAAGCGTTTGGCAGGTGGTTAGCCTGAATCATACGCTCTTCTGCAAGTACAACAATACCGTTCTTAATGAACAGGTCGTCGTGGCTGTCGGTGAATCGAATCTGTGCGGATCCAATTACAGGACGTAGCTGTGAACCGAGAGCGAAGTTACCAACGAGGAATGTTCCGGCTGGCTGGTCGTTCTGCGGTACCACTGGAAGTCCCCACATACGTGGAGCAGCAGCGGCACCCGGGTCGCCAAGTACATAGCGGAAATCGGCAGCGCCAACCTTTAGCGTTTCGATGTTACCCCAATCCACTGTGTTCAGTACGATATGGGTCGCGAAGTAGTCCTCGGCATTAAGCTGGGTCATTGCATCGCGAATAACGTCGATAATGTTGCGGTCACCTTGTCCTGTTGGTGCTACAAAGTTACGCGCGACGGTGTTTATTCCTTCGAGCGTTCCAGCTGTACCTGCACCGTTTAGGATTTGGTTGTTAGCAAATCTGCGAACAGAATATAGCAGACGGCCATTGATGTCAGCGCGTAGATTCGTAACGTCCTCGAAAGACTGGGTCGAAGCTACGATAAAGTCAGCCATTGTTGCCGGGCTGTACTGCACCAATTCGTAGTTAATCTGCGACTTGTTCTTGCTTGTTAGCTGTGTAGTCTGATAACCTGCGTTACCGAACTTAGCTTCAGCGGTTGAACTTGATTCCACTTCACCGAAGTAGCTTTGACGCATGATTTCCAATACACCGCCCGAAATAGGGATGTTTGGGATAATGTCGCGCATCGAAAGCTGTCTGTCCGGATCGCGGTAGAAGTTCGGGTCGCGTGTAAGGTCCACAACTTGCCCAGCTGAACCGTCGTTGTCGCTTACAAGGTCAGGAGCGAACGATTTTTGGCTAAAAAACGAACCGTCCAGTTTGTAGCTTTTGCCTTTCAGGTTGTACGCATCGAATCCTTTTGGAGACTCTTTGTCGTAGCCCATAGACTTAAACAGCGCGTCGCTGATAGTCTGGCGCTTCTCGCGATGGTTCGCCTTACGCATTTCGGCGGCTTTCGCATCGGCCTCAAGCTGTTTGATTTTAGCGTTGAATCCGTCGATTTTGTCGCCGTGGTCCTTTAAAGCCTTTTCGATAAACTCTTTAGTCTCGGCGGTTGCTGTTCCAAGTTTAGCGCGCTCATCGTCGTGCTGTTGGAACTTTTCTTGTATGTGGTTGAATCCTTTTTTGAGCGATTCCTGCATTTCTTTAACGCCTGAATCCGCTCCGAACTCAATTTTTAAATCTGACATAGTTTGTCACCTAAATTTTTGAGGAATTGTATGTGTTCGGTTTGTTCGTGCGGCTCAGGTGCAGATTCGTGCTGCGGCGTGAGTGCAATATCAGTTTTTAATTTACGCAATTTAGCTTCTAAGTTCAACAAGCATTCATCTGTAAGGTTTCCGTGCTTTACGACCTTAATCATTGCGTCTATTTGCGATTTTACCTTGTTTGGGTCGTAATTGCTCTCATCATAATGCATCGAAGTAATAACGCTCATATCGTTATCAGCCAGCGTTACGACGGAACCCTCGAACAACTTACATTCGGTCATGCGATACGTTTCTTTTTGCTCTTCGTAATGTCCGCGCATCACTTGAAACCCGACGCTGTTCTCGTCAAGTACGCCTTCTTCGATTAGCGTCATGGTGTCCTGAATGTAACTGACCGACTGCAACCGCTCCGATACGTCAACGACGAAGTGCAGTTTGTTGTCTGCCGTGTACAGTTCGGTAAATTTCGCAATCGGACTGGTGATGTCGTGCTGAAGGACGTAACGCAAACGGTTAGCGCCTTGCGGTCCCATCTCTTTTACAGTCTTGTCCCATGCAGTCGCCGATATAACGTCACGGGACGAATCAATGTACTCCATCACGTTTAAATAGCCCTTGATTCGGGCTGATTTCTTATCGACATCGGTAAAACCACCGCCTTGCTTTTGTAGATAATGCCCTTGCAGGTCTTTTTGTTTAGTAGCGCTCATATCGGCTTTTGTTTGGGTATTTGTTGTCTAAAAATTTGTGAAGTGATTTGCTCCAACTCGAAGCGCACAAACTAAGAAAAGCCCGGCCATCGGTCGCTTTTGCCCAGTTCGTGTGAGGTGCGTTAATTTTCGCGTCGTAGTCGATTTCTATTTTTGGAAACTTATTGTTGATATTGCCCGTTAGCGTTTTAAAAGCGTGTGTTTCGCCTTTGTTCGTTTGAGCCATAACATGACGCGCTTCGGGTATGCTGAAACTGTGCGGTGTGTGTCGGTCGAAACATAGCCAGTCCGGGCCGTATATGTCGCACAACGTCTTAAAAACACGACCGCTGTATGTGTTTTGCGTTATGCGCTCCGTACTCGCAAGCGTACCGAAGTAATGCGTTGCGTGTCGATACGGCTGAAGCAGGATAAAGTCGTCATTCATGTAAACGTAGTCGCCATCAGGTAGCTCTTCGGTCATTACTTTAGCTTTCCATGCCGTATTCTGCACCTTGTGCGGGAAAAGGTCTTTAACCGCTATAAACTTATTAGGCATAACCCAGTCGTACATTTCGCCCACAATGTAGACCTTCGCATCGGGATGGAACGTATCGACGCTTCTCAAGCTGTACCGCAGTTCAAGCTGATCGGTTCGCTCTGTTCCTTTGCGTAGTATGTAGACGAAGTTTAGGCTCATAGCACCTCATACCCGACCGAACATCGGCAATTTATCGTATTTTCTGCGCTCGCTCCGTAGCTGTTATCGCCGGGAAAGTCCAAACGGTCGCCGTCGTCCATTACGAATGGTTCGTTTAGCTTAACGGTTTGCCCATCGGCTAAAAAATGCGATTCGCGCGTATTTTCTTGCATCGCTGCAATCCATTCTTTATTCATGTCGTAGCCCGTAGCCTTCGCTCCGTACAAATCGCCCGCGTTCGACGCGCATATTACTTCGGTTCTGACGATTCGGAGCGTTTCCCATTCGAGCAGGTTCGGCGCGTTTATGGCCGATGCGATTTCAGCCGCACCAAGTCCGGAATAAAGCAGTCGGGTAATTTCGTTTTGTAAAAACACCTTAACCGTGTTCGTCGTTGTTGTAATTAACGGAAAACGGTTTTGGTCGATGTAGAACGTGAAGTATTCGCTTGCTAACGGTTCGATTTGTTTACGGCGGTACGCTGGAATGCGTTTCAATCGGTTGTAATTCGTTTCGGCGAAATGCGTCCCGGTAACTTCGTAAATACGGCCGTAGTCGTTGCGTAGCTTGTAGCTTAATTGGCTGGCCGGACTTAGTGCAGCGTCGCCGGTGCTTCCCTGTTCGATGCGTTGTGCTACCTCGGACTGTATCGACCGCATTGTTGCTCGAATCAATCGCGTTGCAGCGGCGTAGAACGGTTGGCGTTCACGTTCCTTTCTGAGCCACATGGCATCTTTGTAACTGAACCGCGTCGGAGCAGCTGTATTACATTTCAGGCACATCGGCTACCATCCCCCGTAATCTTAAATCGCTGTATCGCATATCGGATAGCATCGGGTCGTCGGGCTGGTCCATGCCTAATTTGTCCCGTGCTTCGCCGAGCGTAATTAGGTCAGCTTGCCATTCACGGACGACGCGCTGGCTCAATTCGTTCATTTCGTCCTGTAACGCTTCAACGCCTGAAATGTCGTAGTCGATGTAATATTTCCCGCCTTCACATAGCCCGTCCCTATGGAATCGGTTCAGTTCGTCGCGTCTGTCATCGAGCGTTGGAATAATAGCGGACTGGTACGCATAACGAACGGCCTGTTGGAAGTTGGCGTGCGTCTTTTGCGAACTGTCGCCCATTAGTTCGGTCGGCCAGTTAAGCGCTAATGCAATTTGGTTAGCGCTCATTTGAATATGCTGTAACGCCTGTGCATCGCGTGTATTAATGCCGAACGATACATACGTCATTTTACCGGCTCCGCCCAATACCTGCGGAACGCCCGCTAAGTTTTGGTCGCGCTTTTGTTCGAGTAAGCTGTCCTGCACGGCCTGTACGTCCTCGCTTCCAACGCCTTCCTCAAAGTTAACTACGCCTTTGGTGTATCCGTTGTTTTCGGCCAATACCTGCATCCAGTTGGTAAGTGCGGTATTTTCAAGTACCGCCTTAATTGCGGGCTGTATCGGTGAAAGTCCGCGGTAGAAGTCGTCCGGGTTAAAGTATTTCGAGTGCAGTATTTGATGCTTCTGAATGTTTTGGTCGGATAAGTTTTTAACCGACTTGTACCCAGCTATCGGATTTTGGAAGTCGTCGCCGGGTATTACCTTCATGTCCCACGGATCGAGCAGGAACGTCCTATAAAACTCGCTGCTGTTCTCATCGTCCGGAATACCTATCTCGAACGTTTCGCCCGCGATGTCCTTCAATATAAACAGTCCGGTGTTATACTCGGTAGCCGACTGCGCTTTGTTCGGCTCTTGCAGAACCATGTTTAGCGGATGCGATTCGGTCAGTTCATACGCTTTGGAGCGAATGTCGCGGAACGTGCGAAGGTTTTTATTTTGCAAATAGCTTTTTCGGTGGTACTGCTTGTGTGCTTTTTCATCCTTTACTTCATAGACGCACCACGGAATGGCACCGGCCCATCCTGCTTTTTGCTTTATCGCGCTGTAAACGTACACATTGCCGTTGTATCCTTTCTCGGCAAAGCTGTGCGTATCGGAATAGGTTTCGGCCTTAAATATCACGTCTTTGCCCGTCAGGTTCGCAAACCCTCGTTTGTCTATCGAAGTAATAACGCGCTGCGCTAATCGGTCGAGTATATAGTTTATCATCTGCGGGCTATAAATAGTTTTTGTTTGGGCGTTTGCAGTTTAGCTTGAACCGCATAACGTATAGCATCTATGCCGTGATTGTACGCATCAATCGGTTTATTCATTGCTCTACCGTTTCGGTCTTTTTGCCATGTGTATTGAGAAAATTCTTGAATTAAGTCTTTAGACTTAGCCCAAATATACAAATTATATCGCTTTAATGCGTCGATACCGTTCATGATGCTATCTTTGCCTTTCTGAGCCGGTTCGATGCGCCATCCTAAACGTCGAAGCTCCTCGATTGATTTCGGCTCGGCGCTGTCCGCTGTTATTATATTATCAAAGTTGAATCCGATTTGCTCTAAGCGTTTTGCAATGTCCTGATTCGTTAAACCCGTTTCGTAGATGTGCTGCCGGATGTAAAGCGCTCCGGCATGAAGCGATACCTCAATGAGCGTCGTTGGGTCGTTGGTATAGCCAAAGTCCATCCCGTAAATAGTCCACTTCGGATCCGTTGGCCATTGGTTGGTTTGCTTCCAATCGGGGAATACAAGGCCCTCAAGTCGTGCGACCTTACCCAATCCGTACACGTTCCATCGGTATTCGTCCGCTGTCCCCCTGGATGTGTTTTCGGGAGTGGGCTCATACTTGCGGATGCCGTCAATAACCGACTGCTTTAAAAACGGGTTATCTAAAAATGTGGTGCTAATCCATACTGTTTCAGGGTCATATTGCAATTTCTCATGCGCCCAAAATTCAGCCGTTGGGTTGAAGTCAATAATAGATAACCGACTTGTTCTTACGTTAAGTTCTTCAAATATAGTATAATCAACACCGTTCGCCTCGTTCACAAACAAAATATCGCGTTTTCCCTGCTTCGCATCCTGCTGATCTTCTCTTGAATCAAATTCCATTATAGCCCCGGTCGAAAAAGTAAACGTCATTCTCGACTTGTTCCAATCCGTTATGTGGCTTTTTATGAACGGGTCTGATTCAATTATTTCCTGTGCGTCTCGGTATGGGCCAACGGTAATATTTGGCCTGTCCTGCCCTGCAATGGTGATGATATTCTTATGGTAACAGCTTATGGTGAGAAGGGCCTGAATGATGCTGTAAGTTTTTCCGGAGGATGTGCCGCCACTATGAACGAGCATTTTATTGCCCTCTTCGTAGCAATCCATCACGGATTGAAACACCTTTGTAGGGCTATTCGCTATCGGTCTGTTTTGAGCCATCCATTACGAATTTAGGCATTGTTAGCTTTTCGCCCTTCGTCGTGTGGTCGATGTGCTGTTTACTCTTACCATAGGCGCGGTCGAGCAGTTCCTGAATAGCCCGAACATCGCCCTTAATTGCCCTGTTGCGTAGTGCTTTTAACACGGCATCAAGCGCTTTTAACCCGTCCTTTTCTTCATTCAATACCTTTTCGAGTGCTTCGGAAATGTCCGGCAGTTTGGGACGGCCCGCATCCCCCGGGCGCTTACTGAAATCATTAATTCCAGCGTTCGGGTGTTCATGTATTTTGCCTTTTCCTCCTGCCATAATTCGATATTTATTCGATATTTTTAAGCCACTTGCGCGTTGCATAAAATGAACTGTCCGGGTCGTATGACTCCGATGTGCTTTGCTCCGCTCTTACTTTCGTCAGTGTAGTTCGTGGCATAAGTTCATTCATCAAGTGTATATGCAATTGCTTCATTTTTCCCATAAGTATATAATAAAAATAATCCGGCAAACTTTCACGCCTGCCGGATTCTGTTACCCACGGAATTAAAACGGTAATGCCTGATCGGATTCGGGTTGTGGCGCTTC